ATCAGAAGAATATCCAATCGATGCACTTCCTTGTGGATTCGAGGGTTATACTATGAGAGATTATCAAGGTAATACTCAATCACCAATCCCAATTTATAAGACAGCATATAATTTCCCTGGTCAAGTAATTTACAACCCTCCTTTTGGAACAACTAATGGTGGATCTAATGTGGTTACAAGTTCAGGTGATAACGTAAGAAGAACTTTCTTAGGTTTCTCTAATACAATTGGTATTGATGAATCGTTCTTACAATTTAAAGGATTCCAAAACATAGCTAACCATTGTGGTACAAACGCTGAAATTCCTTTCAATTATAGAACCAAAGGTTTCCACATGGATTCAGGTGCGACTGTTGTTACAATTGCAAATACATTCATGACCAGTGGTCAAACAGCATTCGAGGTTGGAGATGCTAGTTTCAACTCTGAACCAACTTCTCCTGAGAATCCTTACTACAGAATCTTCGCAAGAAAGTTCACACTATGTTTTGCGGGTGGATTCGATGGTTGGGATATCTACAGAGAATCAAGAACAAATACCGATGAATATATCTTAGGTGCTTCAGGTTACTTAAAAGGTGCTTGTCCTACTTCAAGATATCCTTCAGCAACAGGATGGGGAGCTTTCAGAGATTATGCATACGGTGATAACGTATCAAATTGGGGAAGTAGTGACTACTACGCATACCAATTGGGTATTACAACATTTGCAAATCCTGAAGCAACTAACATTAACGTGTTTGTTACTCCTGGTATTGATTATGTAAACAATAGTGGTCTTGTTGAATACGCAGTTGACATGGTTGAGGATGACAGAGCAGATTCTATCTATATCTGTACTACTCCTGACTATGATATGTTCCTACCAACAACTTACGATAACGTAGGTTTAATTTACCCAACCGAAGCGGTAAACAATTTGGAAGAAACAGGTATCGACTCTAACTATACAGCGACATACTATCCTTGGATCTTAACTAGAGATACTGTTAATAACACACAACTTTATATTCCTGCAACAGGTGAAGTTTGTAGAAACTTAGCATTGACAGACAACATTGCTTTCCCATGGTACGCATCAGCGGGTTACACAAGAGGTCTTGTTAATTCAATCAAAGCGAGAATCAAACTAACTCAAGAAAACAGAGATACCTTGTATCAAGGAAGAATTAACCCAATCGCAACCTTCTCTGATGTAGGTACAGTAATTTGGGGTAACAAAACTCTACAAGTTGCAGAATCTGCTCTTGATAGACTTAATGTTAGAAGACTTCTATTACAAGCTCGTAAGTTGATTTCGGCAGTAGCAGTAAGATTGTTGTTCGAACAAAACGACGAGATCGTAAGACAACAATTCTTGGATAGTGTGAACCCTATCATGGATTCAATCAGAAGAGACAGAGGTGTTTACGATTTCCGTGTAACAGTTTCTTCATCTCCTGAAGATCTTGACAGAAATACACTAACAGGTAAAATTTATCTTAAACCTACGAAGTCTCTTGAATTCATCGATATCGAATTCTTGATTACACCAGCAGGTGCGACTTTCGAAAATATCTAATAAAATATGGGGGGACTAGTTCCCCCCTTTTTAGCCAAACATGAAAAAAGAATTTAGGGAAGGTTTTACGGAAAAAGGAAGTCCCGATATGAAATATTACGCATTTGATTGGGACGACAATATTGTTCATATGCCAACTGAAATTGTACTCAAAACTGAAGATGGTGATGAGATTGGTATGTCTACCGCAGATTTTGCCGAGTATAGAGGTAAAATAGGTAAAGAGAATTTTGATTATAAAGGTGATGTAATTGTTGGTCTTGCTGAAGATCCGTTTAGAAACTTCAGAACAGCAGGAGATAAACAGTTCCTGATAGATGCAATGAAAGCAAAACAAGGACCAGCATTCGATGATTTCAGAGAAGCTATCAACAATGGTTCAATTTTTTCTATCATCACTGCAAGAGGTCACAATCCAAATACAATTAAACAAGCCGTTTACAATTATATCATAAATAATTTTAATGGTATAAGTAAGGAGGAGTTATTAAAGAACCTTAAGAAGTACCGTTCATTTGTGGGTGAAGAAGAAATGACGGACGACGAATTAATCAAGACATATTTAGAACTCAACAAATACCACCCCGTGTCTTTTGGAGATGAAGGAGCTGCGAAGAATCCTGAAGAGGCGAAGGTCGAGGCAATGGAGGGGTTTGTAAACTACATCAAAGCCATGGCGGCTTTATTAAACAAAAGAGCATTCCTTAAAAAAGACATTGCAAATAAATTCACACCTAGTATTGGATTTTCTGATGATGACATTAGAAATGTAGAAGTAATGAAGAAAAGGTTTGATAAAGATCCAGATAATATTGTTAAAACTTATTATACTGGAACTGGAAAGAAATCTAGAATGGAATAATGAATATCTTTTTTCACCGAATAAGTAAATAGAAAAAAATTTTCGGGGATATATTTATACTTATAAACACAAAAACAAAATTTAATATATTATGGCTGACTTACTGATGAAAATGCCGATACCCTACGAACCGAAACGTCAGAATAGATTTATTCTGAGATTCCCTTCGACTTTGGGTATAAATGAGTGGTTCGTGGAATCCGCGGCCAGACCTCACATTACAATCAATGCGACGGAAATTCAATTCCTTAATACATCAACTTATGTTGCTGGTAGATTTACATGGCAAACAATCCCTGTAACCTTCCGTGACCCAATTGGACCTTCAGCGGCTCAAGCTCTTATGGAGTGGGTTCGTTTACACGCTGAGTCTGTAACAGGACGTATGGGATACGCAGCAGGTTACAAGAAAGATATTGACCTTGAAATGTTGGACCCAACAGGAGTTGTTGTTGAGAAATGGATCCTTTATGGAACTTTCTTAACAGATGTTAACTTCAACGCTTTATCTTATTCACAAGATGCGTTGGCAAACATTTCTACAACTTTGAGAATGGATAGATGTGTTCTTGTATATTAATTCTTTAAAAAAAGTAAAGTCAGTTTATATTTAACCGTGGAGACAAAACTCCACGGTTTTTTTTATGGATAGTCAAACACAACAATACGCGACACAAAATTTAAACCTACCTCATGACGTGGTACCTTTACCATCGGGTGGTGTTTTTTATAAGAACAAAAAATCTGCAGTTAAGGTTGGATATCTCATTGCAAACGATGAAAATATCATCTTGGGTGGAGGAAACAATCTAACAATGGACCTCATCAGGGCTAAGTTATATGAACCTGATATGAAACCTGAAGACTTGGTTGAAACAGATATCGAGGCAATCCTTATTTTCTTGAGAAACACATCTTTCGGACCTGAAATTCAAATGACAGTGAACGATCCTAAAACTAATAAAAGTTTCGAAGCGGTTGTTTCATTGGCAGAGTTGAATATTAAAAAGGGGGTCGAACCTGATGCGGAAGGTTTATTCGAAACTACATTACCCGTATCCAACAGTGTTGTGAAAATTAGACCACTCACACTCGGACAAATAAATGAAATTTCTGCAATGGTTGACCAATATCCAAAAGGTAGACCAGCACCAAGAATCACATGGAGACTCGAGAGACAAATTGTTGAGGTTGATGGGTCAAGAGATAGAGCACAGATTGCTCAGTTCGTGAGTAGGATGATGATTGCGGATTCCAAACACATAAGAAAATTCTTGGATGACAACGAGCCAAGACTTGATATGCAACGTGTTGTAACAACCCCATCAGGAGATAAGCTAACCGTATTCGTTGGCTTTGGGGTGGACTTTTTTCGTCCTTTCTTCTGATTATAGAAAATCTCAAATTGATGAATTCTATTATTTGAGTACATTAATGAAGATCAGTTGGCAGGATTTTTTGATTATGCCAGTTTTTGTGAGGAAGTATCTACTTGAAAAGTGGATTGAAGATAATAAAAAAGATGGGACCTAAAATTGGTCCCTCTTCTATTTATAAGAAAATACAGTCATGGCTGGAGAAGATTTAGATTCGTTAGGAACATATGATGAGGAACTGAAAAAGTTTGCCAAAATTCCTGGTGAAATTGCTGATGCTATTCAGAATCTGAATCTTTATGCGAGTGATGTGAATAGGACCTTTGGTCAAATGAGACAGCGTATAAGTGATGCTGTCCGTGAAATATCTTTAGCCACTCCTGAATTGAACAAAGTAGGTGGAACCGCGAAGGATGCCACTCAGACTATTATTGACACGTCAAGTGCTTTAAAAAAGAATGTTATTGCTTCAAGTGAGGCAATCACCGAGTTGTTTACAACTTCAAAGGTTTTAGGGAAGGATGTTGAGAGTATAGTCTCTACAATGGCTGATGTGGGTATCCAATTTGGAAATGTTCAGGAAAATATGGTCGGAGCTGTTAATTACGTACAATCTATTGGTATGAATACCCAACAGATAATGGGAGACGTTGTTAACAATGCCGAGTTACTGAACAGGTTCAACTTTGACGGAGGAGTACTTGGATTGACCAAAATGGCAGCACAATCCGCAATGTTGAGGGCGAATATGAGAGATGCCGAAAACTTCGCGGAAAAAGTTTTTGAACCAGAAGGAGCGATAGAAACCGCAGCCGCATTCCAAAGATTGGGAATTTCTGTTGGTGCGTTGTCAGATCCTTTTGCATTGATGAATGCTTCAATAAATGATCCTGCGGGTCTACAAATGTCTTTGGCGGAAGCTGCAAAGAAATTCACAATATTTGACGAAAAAACGAAATCGTTCAAGATAGATCCAGGTGGAATCAGACAGATGAAAGAGCTGGCGAA